GCATCGCCGTGTTCATGGCCGGGGCCACCAGTTTTTTGCAGCGGCAAGGTCGTCCAGCGGTTCGCCGTCCGGGTCCAGTCCGTGGGCAATGCTCAGGCCGCCGTCTGTATAGATGAACGCTTCGCCTCCATCGTAGTCCTCGTCAGCGCTATGCTTCACCACCTCGTCGATCAGTGCACCGGGGTTGCAGCCTGCCAGCACAAGGCTCACTTCCTGAATAATGCCGTGCTGGACCGTGTTGCCCGTCTTCTTGATGCAGTTTGCATAGATGGAAAAAGCGTTCAGGTCGCCATTTTCCACGCAGGCCTTCGCGGTCCGGCCGGTATCAGTATCGTTGAATTTTGCGTAGCAATACATGCCCCCGGGCCGGTTCTCCAGCAGGCAGTGGCCAAGAACGTTTTCCAGGTTGTCATGGTCATGGTTGTACACCATAGTCACAACTTTACCGTCGCATTCCTGGAACGCATTCGGTGCAATGGTCAGGCCATCATAGCACTTGGTCTTAGCCTTCGTGGCCCAGCCGCTGCAGTCGTAATCAAACTTTGCCATTTTGATTTGCCATACTCCTTTCTACGGCTTCCTTTCCAGCCGTGATCGTTTTGTTTCTCTCAGCAATCTCCGCGTCGGATTGCGAAATGTTGCTGTTCCGCAGTTCGTCCGCCTTCGGGTCCTTCGAGGGCTTCATTCCCAGCAGCTGCCGGAACTCGTTGCTCGTCAGGATCTCGTTGCGGGTAAACTTGTCTGCCATCTCGGCAACGGCGCTCACCGGTGCCAGCTTGAACGGGTCGCGGAAGTACATCACGCTTTCGTGCCCTTCCTTCCGGTCCTCCTCGGTCAAAAACTTTCGCTTCAGCTCATCCACGGCTGCTGCCACAAGAGGTTCAATGGTACGGTTCTCATAGTTCGTCATCACCGCGTCGCTTGCCGTACCGTTCATGATCTCCGGGGTAATGCCTAACTGGCTGTATGCCATGTTGGTCAGGTATTCCACGGTTTTCAGGAGGTTATTTTCAAGGCTGCGGTTCAGCTGTGTAATGTGTTCCGAACCATCGGTATAGGCAATGCCGTATTTAGAACCGGTCAACTGCCGTTCGATCTCGGCTCTCCGGTCGTCCGCTCTCTTTTTCTGGATGTCGTTGCGCACTACGTATGGCAGCTGGATGATAAGATCCAGTTTTTCAGATCCCAGCTGGTCATCCACCACGTCCATCAGGTTCAGCTTGCGGATCAGGCGCTGGATGGTGCCGTTCGGTTCGTTCATCACCGCATAGAACGGGTTCTCGATCAGGGCCACTTCTGCTTTCGGCAGAGTGATCTCCTCTTTCTGCCCGGTCTGGTCGTTGTACACTTCCAGCCGCACATCATCGGGGTACCATTCCTTCACCTTTGCCACCCGCATGGAAAGGATCTTTTCTTTGCCGGTCTCTTCGTCCACATCCACGTCCACCGGCACCAGCGCCGCCACGCCCTCGTCCAGTACAGAGAGGAACATGTCATACCGCAGCGCCCTGCCGGTCTGGTCCTTGTTGCCGGAAAGGTTCAGGCAGCAATTAAGGCCCGAATCAACGGTTTCGTCGTAGCGTCCGTTTTCATCGAGCCTTACGTGGTTTATTGTGATGCCCGTTGCGTCCATGGCAATGCGGGTGTATATGGCGGTCATGATCGTGCGGTCATTCGCACGGTTCAGCCGTACCCGGTCAGGCCGGTAGCTGCTCCCTCCGCCATAGTAGTTCTTCCCGGGAGGGTCCCGGTTCGTAAAGGCGTTCCACGCCCGTTTCAGGCGGGAGCCAACATTTATCGCCATTTTGATTTTTTCCTCCCGGTCAGTTTTTCTTGTCGTCCTGCTTTGTCTGTCCGCCGCTGGCGCTGCCGCTTACAATGGCGTTTGCCAGATCAGGGTTTTCAAAGGTGCTCGTCACAAACTGCTTTGCACTGTAACTCATTGCACCCGCCACAGCCTTGGTCAAAAACTGTTTCCCTGCGTCCTTCATCACGCTCTTCACAAAGCTCTGCCCGCCGTACACATCACTGCGCAGCTGTTTCACGTCCTTCTGCAGCTGCAGCCGCTCTTTCTCCGCTTTCAGTTCCCGGTTCGGGTCGTCCGCGCGGATGTTGGTGTCCCCCTGCAGGTCGCGGTACTGCTTTTCCATCTGCAGGCGGTTGATCCGTGCCCGCAGCTCCTCGTCCGAGTAGTCCTCAGCCTTGCCGCCTTTCCGCTTCGGGGCATACTCTGTCTTTGCGGTCGCACCTTCACCGGCGTTCCCATCCCCGGCATAGTGCTTCTTTCCGGCTGCGGTCAGGGTACCATCCTTATTCTGGTATCGCCGCACGCCCCACTTCATGCCCTTGATACCTGAATGATGGAGCGCGCAGTTCCTTTTGTGCTCCCACCAGTCATTTTGATTTATCATCTACTCACCTTCTTTCACGCTCTATTGCTTTTATCCATGTTTGTGCTATACTGGCTTTAACAGCCATTTTTCGTGTGAGGGAAAAGGAGTCACTTTATGAATACTATTGCATGCCCAAAGTGCGGCAAAACACTTACCATTTCGGACCCATCTCGTGCAGTTGTCTTTTGCGAATACTGCGGCACGAAAATCAACTTTAACGTCAATGTCAACCTAAACTACTCCAAATCTGAGCACACCGAGCGCATCATTGATGAAGCCAAGATCAAGAACACAGAAAACGTAAATCGTGTGATCGGTGTTTTTGCTGCTCCTTTTGAAGCACATCAAAAAGCCAAAGAAGCAGAAAAGCGTCAAGAAGAAGCATGGGAGCGCGAACAGCAAGAAGCTGAGAAGCTGGAAGAAGAGAAAAAACGTATCCGTAAAGAGAAAATCATGAGCAATCAATACTCCATTAAGGAAGGAATTATAGATTTTCTTCAGTCTCGTAATGGAAAAGTCATCATCCTGCTTGTCGTATGGTTTACCATCGCATTCGGTGGTCTCGGTTATTTACAGCACAAAGAAGATATACGCGATCATCAAGCCAAGCTCGATTCCTTAAAGCAAGAAGAAATCGCGGCGACTCGCTTATCCATGGGTCAGGCCTCTATTCCCGAGTTTTCCTCTGACGATGATGCTCGTACCTTCGCAAAGAACCTCAAAGATCACGGCTTTGTCAATGTCACTACTGAAGCTGTCTCCGGCCACAAGGGCGAACAGTATGAGATCATCGAAGTCGTTGTTGATGGCGCTCCAGACTACAGCCCTGATACATGGTATCCCACCGATACTGATATTGTCGTCCGATACTGTGCAGAAACAAATCAAGGCAACACCGTTGACCAGATTTTCGATAGAGTCAACGATTTTCTTTCTTGATTGTTAGCCCCACATATGCAGGAAGGAGCGTTCCACATGACCGTCACTTGCCCGAACTGTGGTAGTGAAATTCCAGTACCAAACCGAAAGAAAAAGTCCATAAAGTGTCATAATTGTGATATGGCTGGGCTTGAATTTGGCCTAGAATACTTTGATGAAAAAGATAACCCCAAACAGTCTTTTTCTGAGAAGCATCCTCAAATTATCAAAGTAGGTTGTTTAGTATTTACAGGTGCTTGCATTGCGTTTGATTGGTGGATGAAAAACAGGGAGCTTTTCATTGACGAGCCTTCTTCAAACTCTTCGCATCCGCAAATTCCTGAAACCACTTCGTCTGGAGAAAACATACAGGCTCCTGAAACAACCACTGAAGATCAACCTAATGATTCCATTTTATACACTGAGAAGATCATCCCTACGAATGCATGCATCGTAAATTTGGGTGAAAACCGCCATCCATCACGTGAAAAGCGAGAAACTGCCGCCGCCAATGGATTTGATAATTTAGGACCTAATCAAACATGGCGTGTAAAAAACAACCACTGCGTCAAAACGCCTGTCGATCAAACTTAATCACTCAAATGCATCCCGGTTCTGCTTCCACGCAATGTAAGCATCCATCATAGCTGCCACAGCATCGATCTTCTGGTCCTGCCGCTGCTTGTAGAGCTTCCGGTTACCGTTGGTGTCCACCAGTGCAATGCAGTTGCCCATTGCAAACTGCATCAGCTTTTCGTCAAACAGCAGCTTCCGCTGTTCGGAGAGCTTTTTCAGCTCACCCAGCGGCACGCTCTCGGTCCTCGCGCCCTGTATTACTTTCGTAATGCCAAAGGTGCCATTCTCCTGTCCCCAGCGCTCCACGAATTCCTGCGCGTTGTAGGGATCGTAGCCAAAGCACCGCACGTCGTACCGGCTCTGCTCAATAAAGGTGTCAAGGTCGTCATAAACCTCCGTCATGTCCAGCACGGTGCCTTCCATCACGGCCAGCGTCCCCTCCCGCATGAACTCGTCATATTTCTGGCGCATGGACTGCGGCAGCTTCGAGAGGGTGTAGCTTGTAATGTAGTCCCGCGTCTTCACACCAAAATATCCGTGCTCCAGCGGGAACAAAAAGGTAAATGCGCAAAAGTCGTCACCCTGGCTAAGGTCTGCGCCAAGTGCGCACGGCAGTTCCCAAAAATCCCGGTGCCGGTGCGGCAGCGTTTCTTCGTAGGGAAAAAAGTAGGTGTAGCCTTCCATCGGGATGCCGAAGCGTTTTGCCAAGATGTCGTTGCGGCTGGCAGGGGCCTTCTCCGCTCTTTCCACGTCCAGCTGGTAAGCCTCATAGCTCACGGTCTGCCCAAGGTTCGGGTTTGCCTTTACCCACATGGCAGGATCATTCACCTCGTCAAGGCTGTCCAGCTTGTAGTACCAGATGGAGACATGCGGGTTCACGTAGTCACCTTTCAGGATGCTCATCAATTCCATTTTGATATCGTCGCCGCATCCGTTGCGCACCGTGCCCTCCGAGCTGGTGGCAACAATAAGGTAATCCTCCACTTTGGAACTACCCTGCTCAATGGCACCAATGGGGTCTTCCCGGATGGGGCAGCTCAGCCATTCGTCCACTGTTGCAACCTTGTCTCTCCGTCCCTGCAGCTTGTTAATGCTCATGGGGCGTATTTCCAAAAGGCTGTTGGTCAGAAAGTTTTCAATGCCTTTTTTCGTACTGGCCAGCTTCATTCTGGCGCTTGCCGAGCCTGTCGTGCTCTGTAAGCTGCCCTCGGTCATAAAACGGTAAAGAGGTCCCCTTGCCCGCGCAATCGCTGTGCGTACCGGGCTAAGGACCTCTTCTGCCAGTTTCATGGTGGGTGCTGTCGTGATCTGCTGGGTCGTGTGGCCGTCTACGGTGAGGAAGTATTGCTGCAGACAGCTGTCGTACATGCTCTTTGCTGCGCCGCGTGCCACGATCAGATATTGTTTTCGCACAAGCCGGTGCTTGATGCGTTTTGTCACATATCTGCCGCCGTGTCCGTCGGGGCCGGGCTTGTACACTGTACGTTCCTCAAAGTAGTACCAGCCAAAGATCTGCTCTGCCCAGAGCTTAAAACTGTCCAGCAGCTTCATATCACTGCCATCTGTCAGGGTCAGTTCCCGTTCGCAGAACTTCACAAAGCCTTCCACAGCCTTATCGTCATAGTAGATGCCCGGGTTTGCGATCAGGTCGTCGATCCGGTTCATCTCCATGCTGATCTCTCTGCAAACGGGGATCTCCCCGCGCATCACGGCCTCCCGGAACCGGCCGTAGTAGATTGGCGTCGCCGTGTTCGAGAGTGCCATTTTGATTTTTCAGCTCCTGTTTTTATTTCTCGGCTTTTGCCGCGCTGTCCTTTTCGTTCAGCATCTCGGTCAGCTCTGCGTACTGTTCATCGGTCAGCTTGTTGGCGGCGTAGAAGATATCCAACTTTTTTGCCATACCGGCAGTCTGACCGCGCTCAATCATGCGTTTGCAGGTGTTATAAAGTGCCATAGTATTCCTTCCTTTCTGTTTATGTGCTTTCAGTTGTTTCGTCATCGGTCACGCCCAGCTCCAAAAGAGTCAGGCGATAGTCCTGGTCAACGTTCAGTGCGTCCGCGTCTGCCAGAGCAACCTGCAGTGCCGCCACCGTCTCCGGCAGCTTCTTCAGGGCTTCGGCCTTTTTGCGCGCTTCTTCCTGCGCAGCCAGCTCTTCTGCGGTGTAGCGGATGTACTTCTGGATGGGTACCTGTTCCACCCATTCCTCCCGTGCCGGTACGCCTGGGAGGTCAACGACCTTCTGCACGTCTTTGCCACCGTTCGGATACTCGGTCACGGTCTCCCAGTGCCATTGTTCCTCCACGCCCTCTACGGCGGGGTGGGTGACTTCTTCGGTGCTGCCGGTCAGGTAGCCCAGCGTCAGGTCCGGGTTTTCCACGACCGCGCCGGTCTCGTCAATGATCTTCATGGTTCAAAACCTCCTTTCTCAGGCCACGCGGTGCCAGATGTGCACATAGT